CACATCTTTTGCAACGCATAAACGTGTTCAGGCTTAAAATCACCGCCCGAACGCAATACGCTTGCTACGATCATGCGCTGAAAATACCTACAGCTATCACTTCAACGCCTGCGCCTGTCGTGACCTTCCACGCCCCAGTGCGAGAAATAGCGTTTACTTCAATGTTGTATTGACCAATGCCGCTACCTGGCGATGCTGGCAAAATGGTATGCGAAAATGAACCATCTACAATAACGACGTTGCCTGTTGCGGCTGTAGCTACGGTACAAAGCAAACGATGCAAGTAGTCACCAGTTGCGCCTGTGCCGCCTAAGACCTGTGCGGTTTGACTTGCCGCAACGTGTTCGTATTGGTACTCATAAGGATGCTGTACACCGCTCATAATCTTCTGCTCCGGTTTGTTGTGTGGGTTGCCCACATATCTTCAAGTGTTACTGTGTTCTCTGGCCCGACCATCAACGGCTTGACCGTATCCGGTGGTTTAACTTTTGGCTCTAACCTCCATGCAATCGCTAGCATCCTAAAAGCGTCAGCTGGGTGGCTTGTCCAATCGTGCCGTGGTGTTTGCCTAAACGCCTTTTTATCCTCGTCGTATTCCCGCTGATATTGCCGTAATGCCTCTAGCCCATCGTGCGTTCGTTCGTTATCAAACCAACACATTGGCAGCATTTGACGCACCGCCTGAATCCCGTCTTGCACCGACAAGTCAGGCACAATCGCCATGTTGTTAATGCCTAGAAACTCTGCTAATTGCTCAATAACCGACTTACCCGCAGCTGCTAGTGTTTTAGCCCTTGCATCGTGCGGTAGGTAATGTTTTCCGTATTTATACGGCTTTTCTACGACTATTTTAGCTATTTCTGCGATATTTGCACCACTTATTGCAAAATAATCAATGATGTGAATTTCGTTGCGTACCACTTGATACCACCAAATTGCTGTGTCATCACGGTATCCCAAGTCCCAAGCTGTGTGGCAGGGTAGGTGCGGATCGTAGGAAACTTTGCAAACCTGTCCCGCATTTGTGACTTTGCGTAAATCCTCGCCATAAAACGCACCAAGGATTGCCGCCTCGAACGAACACTCGTATTCTTGCAGGAACTGGTCATCGCTAATCTGTGCCGCAGCAGCTCGCAACTCTGTGTCTGGCAACAGTCCTGATTCACTAGCCTTTAAGACAAGGTGAAACCACTCGTCAGGCGTTTTCTTTGCTGTTTCAAATATCTGCCAAAACTGGTTCTTTCCCTTTGGCGTACCTGCAAACACAGCCCAACCTTGCTTGTCTGACAATGTAGGACGAATGACGTTACCCCAGACTGATGGCCTGAAGTCCCCATATTCGTCCATGAACACGCCATCAAAGCCCAAGCCTCGCATTGCATCAGCGTTGTCAGCACCGAACAAACGTATCTTGCCGCCCGTTACTAACTCAACGGTCAGCTCGGCCTCGTTGCTCGTCGCTAAGACAGGCTGGGCAAAGTGTTTGAGGTAATCCCACGCCACAGACTTAGCCTGGCTGCGAAACGGAGCAATATAAGCAAATAGGGGATTTGGGCTTTTGCACATGAGTGCCGCCCTAATGATGTCGTTGATTGCTGCGACAGTCTTGCCTGCTCGACGGTGTGCGATTAAGCAAGCCCACCGCTCTGATCTGTCGTGGAATGATCTAAAAGCACCTCTTGGGCTATACGGCAGCGTTACTTCCCGTCTTGCCACTTGACCACCAGTTCAATCGGGCCATCGTTAGCGCCAGTATGTTCGGTTCGTGCAAGTTTGGGTACATGGTATTCAGCTACAGCCATGAAACAGTCAAACGCTGTCTTTGGCCCATATCGCTCGTCATTAGCGACCTGCTCAAGCCACGTTTGCAAAAGGTGTGCATTACCATCAACGAACGCCGCAATCGCCTCACGAGCCTTCGTAGTGCTTTTGTTAGGCACTCCCTTGGGTCTGCCTGCACCTTTGATATTTGTTAATTGTTTTTTAGTCTGAGTCATTAACTTATCCAATTGTGATAGTTTAAGTCTATGAGGTAGTTTAGCTTATTTATTGCGTTCGCTGATGTTCTTAGCTTTTGACTTTGCATCTTCTTTGCTTGATGCGCCCCATGCTCTTAATGCTAAGGCTAACCTAGTGGGCTTCCCATCTTTTTCCATTGGCCCTGGCATATTGCCCATTCTTGCAAGAAAACTAGCTCTGCGTGGGTTATCGCCTGACTTAACTGGTGGCTTCAAGTTCATGCCTTCAGCTTTAGCACTCGCTCGACCCTTGGCATTTAGACCGCCTTCAGGGTTCTTGCCTTCTTTGCGTTGCCAAGCCGCTGTCATTTCTTTGCGTCTTTAGCTGTCTTGGCTGATTCTTTGAAGTCTTTAGCCGTGGGTGCGCCTGGATCGCCTGGCTTTCGCATCTTTTCGCCAGATCCAGCCTTGATGCGTTCCTGTTTGGCTAGGATGTTTGCGTATAATCCAGCTTTCATAAGTCACCGTTAAAACGATTTGTTGTAACGCAACATTGCGTTGTAATTGTTGCCTTGTGTTGGAACATTAACATTTGCTGACAATGTGCCGCCGCCAACTGGTGCGCTGTAACCTAATCCCACTTGATTAATGCCTGTGCGGTTAAAGCCTGGCGCTGCGACATTTGTTCCCATCACATTACCTTGTAGCATACCTTCACCTACTGGCATATTCCCACTAATTCCAAGTGGAGTCATGTTTATCCCACGCTGAAATGTTTGTTGTGGGTTTAGAAACCCTTGTGGAACGCCTTGCGGTACAGGAATATCAAACATTTGACCGCCAGCTAGTTGTACAGGCGAACTCATGTTGTATTGCGTAAGCGGTTGCCTATCTTCCATACCTAACGGCACTCGGTCAACAGGCGCATCAACTTGAAATCTTTGCATCATTTGCTCTAATTGTTGTTGCCGCAGTAATTCTGCTAAGCGTTGAGCATCTGAGTTCTGAGGCAAATTGTCCATTATTTTGCCTATTTAAATGCTTTTAATTTGTACAAAGTGCTATCTATCAATTGTGCGATTTCATCACAAATGTTCTGTAACTCTGTATCTTTAGGCAATTCGTCACGAATGTCTTTAACAAACACTTTGACGCTTTTCAGGTATTTGACCGGATCGGTAGCTAGGTGGAAATCTTTAGGATAGCTTTTGATAATGTCGTAAGCACCTTGATACGCCTCTGCCCACTTATCTGTTAGCTCAACGATTCCGTCATAGTATTCGCCCAGCGCAATGTGTTTAGCATAACTATCTGTCTGCAAATGCATGAAATGCGTGTTTGTTGCGCTATGAAACAGCGTCGATACGAATACGGCAGGATAATCCATTTACGCCTCATTCTCAAAAGTGGCTAGGATTATTGTACATTGACCGTTTGATTTAATCACGCCCCTTGTAATAGTGATTTCGTCAAACTGGCTATCATCGTCAAACACGCCTGCGTCTTGTAAAGCATCTAAGAGTGCCTTTATACGGTTGTCTAGGTCAATTGCTCGTTTGTCCCTTGGGTAAATCTTAATAATTGCAGCTAGTCTTTGGTTGCCGAGTTTCGGGATATTGTTTTGGGTGACATATTCCTGCACCGCTTGTTTGTAGTCCCTGCCGCCTTTGGATAGGATCGTGCGCCCCCTAAAGTTTCGCCAGTAAGTGTTCATGCTTGGCGGTAGGGGTAACTGCATCGTAATCAGCATTTAACCAATCCACGTTCAAATAGCTCGCCAATTGTCTTTCTGTGCGCCAGTTCCCACAACTCCACACGCATAACCCTGTTTAAGTCTTTGCCTTGGTCAATCTGGCTATGGCATAGAAAACACAAACTAGCTATGCGGTAATCGCTTGCTTTAAGTCCTCTGCCTTTACCGTCTCGCAACTGGTTACTGTGCGCTGCAACAATTGTCCCGTCCTCAATACCGCATAGTTGGCATGGAAGTTCTCGACAAGCCACTAAGAGTTTGGGGTTTCTGTACATTTTGATTCTGCCCATTCTTGTAATTGTAGCGCCATGAGCTGCATATCAATTGCACAATCCGCAGCTGCGTTATAGCTTTGTTTCTGCAACAGTTTACGGTATTGCATGATTAAAGCCGTCAGTCTAATCATTGATTCGCTGTAATCAATCATTTTGTCATCTTTTCAAGGTTACGGTTACTTGCTTGCTCTGTGCGCCAAGCATCAAAACGCATTTTTGCACTTTCTAGCCGCCATTTGAGCAATTCAGCCTGTTCTGTCGCTTCCCCAATAGCTTTGCACAGGTTCTGATAATCCTCGTGTGCGTAGGCTTCACGTTCTTGCGCTCCAATAGCCGTTTCGTAACTTTTTTTCATTAAAATACTTTTTAGGCTTGATTTGTAAGTCTCCAACTCTGCCAATTTGCCTTTTGCCGCAGCGTACTCAGGCGCTGTTTTGTAGATATAGTCAATTGCATCGTGTTGGTCTTTCACAGCCTTTCCCCAATGTCATAAAACCAATCGTCACCAGCTGACCATTTGCGTGTCCCGTCTACTGTCCAAATCTGTCGAGCTGCTTGAAAATCAGGGAATTTTGTTTCAGCAGGTATTAGCGACTGGTCATACCACAAGCACCTATTGTTGGGTTGGCAAGCAAACTGTCCGTTGTCCAGGCGTATCCAGTTAAACGATTTATGTT